GAAGAGGTCAAGCCCGCTGACGTTCTCATCTTGGGTCCTGGAACCGGAGTTCACGCCTGCCTGGTGGTTGGTCTAGGTAACGGTGATCCGGTTGTCCTTTCCATGGGCCACCCCGGGGACCCCGGCATCTACCGGGCTTCCCAGATGGCCTTCCTTGGAGAGGCAACCTACCTAAGATTCAATACCCAAGCCAGACACGTGCGTTGGCCGCCTGGTCATAAGAAGGTACGAGCGTGATTCTCGCGATGGCCCACACGACGGTCGTTAACCAAGGGCTGTTGTCATCGACCTTCGGGCAGATCGTCGCCGGAGTTATCGTCCTGATAATCGGCGGCGTCGGCACTGTGCTAATCCGTGCCCTTCGCTCCATGATTGTCAAGATAGATGGCTCGGTGGAGGCTACCAAGGAAGTGCATGATGCTGTTGCTGGGAGGGCACCTTCTCCACTAGAACCCAACCCCCCTCCGGGGCTTATCTCGGTCGCTACTGGCCACACCGTAGCAATCCTCGACACGGCAGAGCAGGTGAAAGTCATGGCCGAACACCAACTAGCGCAGAACGGGAAGGTCGTCACTATCCAGAATGAGGTGGGCGGCATCAAGACGATGGTCCAGGCGCTCGTGGCCGATATCCACCCGGAATCAGGACACACGATGCGCGACCAGGTGGATAGCATCGTCGTGGAGCAGGCCCGCGTGGCCGACGCTCTTCAACTGATTGACGGGGTGGCGCCGGTGGAACCAGAGCGTGAGTAGGATTCCCGCAGGGGGCTACCGAAAGGATTCACCGTGAAGTTACTGTTCTTAGTCTTAGCAATTATTGTCTTCGTCGTTACCGCAATCATCGCCTTGACCGGCGGGACGTGGGACACCTTCAGCCACCTGTTCGCGTTGGTGAGCATTGGCTTGGCGCTCTTCGCGGCGTCCTTCCTGCCGCTGCCAGCGACCCTTAACCCGTGATCGGCATCCTTGTCTTAGTGCTGGTGGTGGTCCTCATCATCTACGTGGTGACAAGGCTCGCCTAGATGCACCTCGTTCACGTCTTGTGGTTTCGGTACGAATGGCCTTCTGACCTCGGCAACGGTCCCGAGTCGATTACTGAACTCATCGTCCTTGGCATTGCCGGCGCGTACTTCATCCCTCGCGTCCGCAAGTTCTTCAAGCGCCACTTCGAAGCAGCCAAGGAACTAGCGGAGCGACACCACGAGGAGCATCTGGCACTCATCGCCAAGCACCACAAGGAAGCCATGCGAAAGGCTGACCTGCACCACGCAGAGATAATGACGGGCCAGACGCCTCCCCCCAAGAATGGCCGAGACGCTAAAGGAAGGTTCACCAAGACATGACCGACGTTCAACTTGTCCCCGTCACCGCTGCTGGTGCACAGACGGCGATAGCCAACGGCTACACCGTCTACACGACGACCATCACCATCCCGGCTTCGACAGTCACCGTGCCTTCTTCCACCAGTGCTGTGTTGTTAGCTCCAGTTGGCTGGCAGACGCCGATTGTCACTCCTCCCGTCGTAACTCCGCCTCCCGTAATCACCTCAGGGCCTTCGGGATTCACTCACCCATCAGTTCCAGCGGGGATGACCGAAGTGCTGTTCGATGATTTCACCGAGACGACTTTGAACACCAAGTACTGGGGTGGTCAAGGAGCAGGAAAGAACGCGGAGGGTGCCTTCTGGCTACCATCTCACGTTGTTCTTTCCGGATCATGCCTCAACCTGGAGGGCTATCCCGACACCAGTCTCGTGGGCCAATGGGGGGTAACTGCGTCAGAACTTGCAGGGGTGAACAACTTCGTTGGTGGCGAGCAAGGCACTGCGAGCGGCTTCCCTCTTGGCCCCGGAACCAGAATCCTCACCGCGATGCGTGCCGACATGCTGCCGGGCTTTGCGTACTTGTGCTTGGTAACAGCGTTGGCGGACCACAGGTCGGAAGGCGATTTCGTGGAAGCCATGCCTCCGGGTACAGAGTTCACCGCAACGATTCATTCATCCAAGCCGCAGATTTCCAAGCAGACCAACTTCACCTTCAACCTCACGGACTGGATGGTCTGGGGAATTCAGTGGACGCCATCGACTATTGAGTTCCTGGTGCAGTTGACCCCTTCAAGCCCTCTTACTGTCTGGTGGTCTGAACCCAATCCCGACCCCGCCGGGACGTGGGCGGAAAGTCAGTTCCTTTCCTTGCAAATGCAGACCAATGACAGCATCTACGGGGCCAACGATCCACAGTTCCCCGCAGTGAATTCAAGTATCACTGCTTCAAATCCCATCCGTCAACAGCACGACTGGGTTCAAATCTGCACAGGAGCGACATGACCACCACCACGCAACCCGAATCGAACACCTTCAAAGCAGTAATTCGTGGGTTGATGCCCTGGATTGAATCCGGCACGGCAGCGATCATCGCCCACTTCGGCTATCACGTCACCCTGCAAACCACTATTGAAATACTGGGGATCGCGGGGGCTGGATTAACGATTGTCCTGCACGCTGCCGAGACCCAGTGGCCATCTATTGGAGTGTTCCTCGGATACCTGGGCGCTCCGGTTTACGCACCATCTACCAAGATAAGTCAGAAGGCCGAGATTGCGGCCCTTGAAGCCAAGGTAGCGGCGCTGGTAGCTGCACAGGAAGAAGCAAAAAACCCTTCAACCCCAAGCGTCTCATGAGGACTCGTGAGGATTTCGAGAAGTGCGGAATAAATCCAGACGATTGTGGAAAATGTCAGAAGGTATCCATCTGGGTGACCTGCGAGGAGCACGAGGCGTACATTCGGGGCTTCATCGCGGGCTTCAAGTATGCTGAGTCCTTGGAAGTGCCTCCGGTCAGTGCGGGTACGCCCACTACAATCAAATTGATTCCTGGAACTGTCCAGGACAACTAAAGGAGCATCATGGCAGATTTCCCCATCACAGACTCGCAAAATGTTGACCTGACACTCGCCATCACTGACGCTGCTGGCAACGCTGTCACGGGCGACACCTTGGACCCAGGTTCGGTCACAGCGACCTTCGCGGATGGCTCAGAGTGGACAGTCACTGTTTCTGCTGACCAGACAAGCGTGAATGTCAAGGCCAACGGAGAACTCACCGTTGACGACCTGCTGACCGTCACAGGATCGCTCAATGGCGTCGCACTGACCCCAGGCACTTTGGCGTTCGATGTCACCACTGGCGTTGCAACGGCCATCGGTCTCAATCCGGGAACCCCCGCAGCCAACTAGTCTCAAAGGGTCACCGTTTTACTTGTCCTTTCTCGGTGATTGCTGACCCGACACCAGCAGGAAAAAGGCTCACCTCTAGGGGTGGGTCTTTTTCTTTGTTACAGGTACCTGCTACCGTGTACCTAAGTCAACAGAAAGGACAGCATGGAACTAGAGGAATTTCAACTAGAGGACGGTGAGCCGGAGGAGTTCAACGAACGCACCTTCGTCATCAACGATGAGAGTCAAGCCCTTTGGGCGTTCCGCAAACTGGCGGTCTCCCAACGCCGGATTAACACCGTGAACCGACAGGCCAAGGACGAGCAACTACGCATTGAACTGTGGGTTGAACAGGCCACGAGAGCCGACAAAGTTACGGTCTTGTATTTCCAGGAGATTCTGACCTCCTACATGCTCAGATTGCGGGAAGAAGGCCGTAAGTCACTCATTCTCCCAGACGGGGAGATAAAGAGCCGAGAAACGCCTTCTAGGGCCGTTGTAGAGGACGTGGAGGTGTTTATCAAGTGGGCCATCAACTCAGGACACCCAGAGTTGATCCGTCTGAAGCAAGAACCTGATTTGAAGGCAGTCAAGGCGTTCAGCGCCAACGGGGAGACCTACACCACCCCAGACGGCGAAGTGGTTGAAGGCATTAAGGCAGTTGAAGGCAGTGTGAGTGTTTCATTCGATATCAACGGAAAGGACAACTAATGGCGTACGAGAGGCAAATGGATTACATCGACGTGGCAACAAGACTCCACGAGATGAGAGACGTTTTCCCGGACTTGACCATGCAGCAGGTAAGCATGGAGTTCGTAGTGGTGGGAGGAAATTCCTACGTGGTCTACGTGGCTGCGGCTTACCGGAATTCTGACGATCCGCGTCCTGGCATCGGCACCGCGTGGGAGCCAATCCCTGGACCTACCCCATTCACCAAGGATTCTGAGGTCCAGAACGCCGAGACAGCGGCGTGGGGTCGGGCGTTAATCGCCATCGGAGCTTCGACCAAGAATGGCATCGCGTCAAAAGAAGAAGTCACCAATCGTTCAGGACAAGCGCCTCAGCAGGCTGGCGAGTACGTGAACAATCAGCGAGTCGAGGTCAGTCATCGGATTGACAACGAACCGGCGTTTGAGGACAACACACCAAGAACAGTGAATCCCAACGTTGGGCGACCAGCGCCACAGGGTTACATTCACGGCTCAGGGAACACGGACTTCGACATTATCTTGCAGGCAGCAACATTAAGTAACTCAGAGTTCATGCACTCACTTGCCGAGCAGATTGAAAAGCGGGGGAGTTTGACGGACAAACAGATTGCTTCCGGTGTTCCTCAGGCTTATAAAATTGTGACCGGCGGCTAAGGATTAAGTCTTACGGAGGACCCTCGCATCGTTTCTGAGAGACCGTGCGGGGGTCTCTCCCCGCGAATAAAGTACCAGTTCTATCTCATCTGAATTGTGGACAACAAGCGGTATAACTTGTGCATTTGTCTGTGGAAAAGTACCCCACAGCCTGTGGAAAAAGGTGTGGATAACTCTGTATTTACTCTTATCATATTCTTAGAAAAATATCCTATTTCAACAGACCCTCGTCGTCAAAAACTGCTGTAGCCTTAGGTGAACAGGAAAGGACAACCATGAAACGTTCACGGATTAAGCAGCGTCCTTCACACAAGAAAGTCGCGTACGACGAAGAATTCGCTGAAGCAAAAGTCCTGGTGAAAGAGCGTTCCAAGGGCGTCTGTGAAGCAGCTACCTTCGTCCTCTACAACTTGCACCGCACACCAGAAACTGCCGAAGCGTTGCAAATTTTCCTCGACGTTCCCTGCGGATTCCACGCGGTCCACGTCCATCATCGCAAGTACCGATCACGTGGAGGCAGCAATAATTTGACCAACTTGAATGATTTGTGTGAAGCGCATCACTCGTGGGCACACGCTCATGGAGGCTTCGGAGAACCAGCGAACCTGTTGGGGCTTTCCCTCAGTGCTGGAGAATTGGAGGTGTGGTGATGGAACGATTGTTTGAAGACCCTCAGCCGACTACGTGGGTGAACTCCCTGGCCCACTCGCAGACATCCGTGGATGCAGGCCACTCGGTAAAACCGATAACTGGATTTCAGCGAAGGAAAGTGTTCGCTGCTGTCAAGGCGTATGGACTGTCAGGTATTACGTGCCAGCAGTTGGAAATCGTGCTGGAGATGTCTGGTAATTCCATCCGACCTCGGATCGTGGAGTTGATGGAGCAAGGTCTCATTGAAGAAGCAGGGACTCGCCCAACTAAGTCAGGACGCCGGGCCTCGGTCTACGTGGTGAAGCGTGCGTGAACTAAAGGACGTTGACCTATCGGAACAGATGTGGCATGACATCCGACGCCTTCGCGCTATTCGCAGGGGACTAGATGCGAAACGAGATGCCTCAGAGGAACTAACGAACGAACGCCTCGAAATCTGGGTTCGCTTACATTCAGTGTTGAGTTTCCGAGAACTGGGGGCGATTTCAGACGTGGGGCACAGTTTCGTAAAACGTGAGGTTGACAAGGATGTTTAGCCAACAGGAGTGGGATGACGATCACAGATGTCTCGAATGTGACGAAGTTTTGGAAAGGGACGAA